GTTTCTCTGGTAACCCTAAACAGAAGTGACCTTTCAGTCAACTATCAAGTGGGAATCTAGGGTCGCCGTTCATGGCTGTGAAGAGGTATAGAATCAAAATTCTAATCTCTTTTCCCCCTACTTTTCAATACTACTTTAAGTTGATACTTTGCTCTGGCCAATCTCCGATTTGCCAAGTAATAAGATCTAAACGTAGGATTTAAGGACGAGAGACATCGCTCACTGTTTCGTACAGCGGGCAATGAATCTCCCTCAAGATCCCACGGTTTAACTCGCTCAAAACGTAAGTTGAATAGTTGCATTGGTTTTGCAAGATTTAGTCTTTCTACCCACATCCAGAATACAAGTATTCTGTAGTGGATATTGGACGCACGTTTGGTTAATCCCTCCAAGAGGGGTCTACCAACCGGCATCTTCCAAGCCTCTACAACATTAAAATTACAATGAACGAGAAGATCCCATTTCAGCCTGAAGTATTGGAGCGGATGTTTCAGAGCCTCGAATCATCGAGGGTCTGCCCGTCTTTCTCCAAGGAGTACTGTAAGTATATAAAGATACAGTCCTGCAATGGATGCCGATAGGAAGTACCACAATAAGACTGGAAGAAGAACTACTGAACCGGATGCCATAGCCAATGTGGCCGTGTTCTCAGGAGTTTGAATCTCTAGATTGTCGAATTTATCAGAAGACCATATATATGGTTTTCTAGTATATCCGAACACTCTCAGAGTATTCTCTCCGGCGCTCAAGAATGAGCCCAGGGAGTATAGTGATTTAGATAGGAGCTGACGTTCGAAAAATTTCGTAACATCAGTCCTACTAATACCTAACGCATACAGGGCAAGGAACCGTTCGAAGAGTATTTGATGACTTTTAGTAGTCACATAACCCTCCGGACGGGCCCAGAGTCCTGATTGCGGTCCCAAGGAACAGAATAACCATTTCACCATAGAGATGCTACTCTTATTGAATAGCTTCTCCAGGTAGGTGGTAAACATTGGCAGTTCTAGTGACAAAATATCGAAATAGCCCTTTTTGGCCATATCGGTAATTGCCGCTGGAAGGTAGATTGGCTCTCTGGAGCTACGCAGAAGAATCTTCGCACCCATCGGTGAGATATTAGTCCCACCGATAGTGTAAACATTCTTCGCAAACTCGAGAAGAGAACCACGGAAACCCTTAATAGGATTTACCTCTACCCCCAACATATTCAAAATTGATATGTAAGAATCAGCTAATGCTTCACCAGAAATAGCTACATCGTCCCCCAGAACGGCGTATTCGTCAGGTTTCATTATTGAATCCTGAAGACCCATTTTGAGGAGAGCGGCATGCACTATACAATGGTTTGTTAGCGCTAACATGGCAAAGGAACTATAGGCCCCCATGGGCTGACCAACCGAATAACGGAATTCGGTATCCTGATACCAGTAAGATCTATCTAAGATAGATCTCCACTGTGCACCCGGCAACCCTAATGCGCTAAGGATTCGAGCCTGTAATTCAACAGGAAGTCGATCAGTAGCCGCAGTAAGGTCAACGGATACAATGTATTCAGGTTTACCCTCCAGCATTTGGTTGATTGGACCCAATTGATCATTCGTTCCGTCCCAGGGAATTTTCCCTAGGGCAGAATAAATGGAATCATGTAGTGGTTTGAACAGTATCTGTGTCCAATAGTCAGTAATACCTACGACCCTCGCCTTACCCTTAAGTTCCAAGATAACCGCAAGTCGTCCAAGGGGGAAAACCCCATGGATGAAGTACGACATCAGGAACAGAGGAAGGCACCAAACTGTCATCATAAAGAAGACAGCAAGGTAG